TTTCGTCTACGATATCCATACACAAGACCGATACATTAAAGCGTATTACGTGGTCTGCGAATGTGGCCTGGTTAACCATAATGTGCGCCAACGGAAAGATGGTCTGCTTGTTCAGGTCAACATCGAAGATATCGCCAAAGGTTACCACCTTAACCAAGGGGTGTGAGGATAGGTAATCGTTAATCTTTTGGGTGGCTAAATAAAAACTTCTCATTTCTTCATCATTGCTAATTCAATATCGTTTTTCTCTTTTTCAAACGTCAAATACGTTAGAGCTTGGTGGACGGGAAGTTTAGTAACGTCTCCAAATTTGAGGACATCTCCATCAGCAAGTGCATAGATGGATTGATACCATCCCCACTTTTGTCCGAACTGCGCTTCTCTTGTGTAGGGGTTGTCTGTTGTTTGGCCAAAGAGCGCAACGTATGTGTTGCTAATACGTTCCCTAAACGATAAAAAAAAACCAGCGCTCCAAGCACTACGGATGCGGGCATCTCTTTCATTATCTCGTCTCGCTCGTCTGTTGCCGTGTATGGTTCAATATCGTAGCGTTCTCCCTTCTCTTTTGTTACCGGGCGGTACAATACAGACATTGCCTTGTGCATTGTTGCCCAATCTGAAATATAACTGTCCAAGTCAACGAACTCACCTAACGAGATTTCATTTAAGGCAGGAATGAACCCGTACTTGGTTCCGTTCAATTCAATAAACTTGGTTAGCCCTGGCTTTTCGGATAGGGTCTTGGCCAAGGTGTTTAGGACGTTGACGGCATCCACCAGGCGGACGTTCGGCAGGTCACTAAATGGAACATTGCAGAAGATTTCGAGCATCTTCATTTGCTTGAATTCTCCCTCACCTTCAATACGAGCAAAGCGCTGATATTGGTCTAGCGTGATTTCGTCAAGCGATGTTGGTACTACTAATTTCAGTTCCATAGATAAATAACTCAACGGATAGAATACCTACCGTAGTTTGGTTTAGAAAGTTTATTATAGACGGCATACCTGCTCGCATCCAATGCGTGGTCCATCACGCTAATAGGTTTATTAAGCAAGTTGCCGTTCTTGTCCTCCGTCCATTTGTAGTTCTGAAGTTCTTTGATTAGATTGTTGCTCCGTGGGGTAGCAAATATCTTGTGCCGCTTCAGGATATCAATACCTGCGTTAATCGAATCCTGCCCTTTGGCAGTTGGTTTAATGTTCCAACCGAATCGGTGCAGCTCTTCAATGGATTTAGGTTCGGCACTATCCGCAAAGATTTCATCCCTGCGGTCAAGGCCTAACGATTGCAGGTGGTGGTGGAGGTCACGGTTGGTCATCCCGGTACGGTAGAGCAACTCATCCAGGTAAAGGTTATCCCCGTGTGTGTAGACTGCCACAAGTGCGCTGGGGTCGTTGGTGTAACCAAAGTCAAGTCCATAACTAATAAGTTTTGCTTCTTGTGGGATTTCAGATGTTCCGAATTGAAAGATTGTGGCACGACTCATACCACGTTCACCAAGGCCGTAGATACGCCAATAGTCTTCGTCTGTTTCTTTTAACCGTTCGATTTCTTTCTTAATCTGTTGGTCTAAGAACGGGTTATCCCGGTAGGTGGTTTGGTAAAAGTCGCAATCCTCACGGGGTATTACCCTATCGTAAATCCAATGGAAAGATTCGGAAGGGTTGTAGTCAAGAATAATACGCCCATCGGTACGAAAGATAAGCTGCTGCCAATCTTCGTAAAACAATTCGTTTGCCTCGTTAATGTAAAGCAGGTTCCGTTTACGTCCCCGAATCTTCTGCGGTTGGTCAAGGGAAATAAACTCAACAAGGTTACCGTTCAAGTGGTACTCGTGACTGGACTTGTTATGGTAGTCCTCCCGGTACAGGTCGTGGGCACGTAAGATATCGAAGAAGTCCCGCATAACCGATGCTCGAAGGGAAGGGAATGACTTACGGCAAATGGTTATGGTCTTGGCTGTATTGCGTTCGGTGTAATAGAAAATAAGCCAGAGCAGGATATTGTAAGTTTTCCCACTCCGTGTACCGCCTTGCTCAACGATAATACGCTTATCGCTTTTGATTAGGTGGTTAAATACCTTATTGGTCTGTATCGTTGCCAAGAACTTCTATTTGGAACATCTTGCCTGTAGATACGTCCAACTCCTGCCGTTCTACATAACCCCGTTTCTTTCCTTTGGTTTTAAGAAAGAAAATAGTAGCGGTTGAATTGCCATCTTTAATTTGTTTGTGCAACTGGCTTTCCGCAAAGTCAAGGGCAACGTCTGATAATGAATCGACTGCTGCTTTGTATTCAGGGTCGCTATCCATCCAAAGGTAATGCGTAGTTCTCCCAATGCCTACCGTCTTGCAAGCCGAGGTTACAACTCCGAGGGATTTTTCCAATGCATCGAGCATTGCCTTTTTATGCTGTTCAGTTTTGTCCATAACATATCTTTGTTTTATATTTGTTTCACCTGCGAGGAAAGTGTAATGGTTGCACGCTTAATACTCCAATTAAGAAGTGGCGTTCGAATCGACCTCCTCGCTCAAAGTAGCCCTCCTCTCTTGGAGGGTTATTTTTTGCCCCTTATACATACCTGCGCCCAACTCATCTATTTTGCTAAATGGTATAATTGGTGAATTTATTTTGCAGGCCTTGTCAATTAAGTAGATATATCTTAACTGATAACCATTTAGAGGTGTTGCGCCATCCTTCTTTGCAGCAGATGCACTAAAGCCAAGTTTCTTGTAGTTTGAATTATTTAAGGTTTTGTCAGCTATTATCCTGCCATTCCAATTTAATATAGTTTTATTCTCTTTTATTCCAGTAAGAGCAAATCCACTTGCACGGTATATTGTGCCATCTCCGCATTGAGTACCATCCGAATAAGATAGTATCCATTTAATATGCGGAGCATTCTTTTTTAGAAGTCGGATGCTGATTGCTATACATCGGCTTTCAGAATACTTAGGTAAGTAGTCATCAAAGGCCATACGGTTAAGCTCAAGCATCTCATTCCATAGGGAAGGCGTAACTAAAGGCATTACCCTTCTTTTATCCATCGGAGTTCCATAGCTTAATACTCCGTGTAACTTTTCATCAAGAAACGCTCCAAAGTGTAGGGTGCTGTTTGGAACTACTTTACCAGAGTAGTGATGCTTCTTTACAAACTCGTTGGCAATCTTGGAGGGTATTACCTTAACGATTATTTCCTTTGCTCTGCCCATTGCATAATAATTAAGTAGAGTGCATTACCATTGCTATTCTCATTTCCGAAGGTTTCGCAGTATTTGTAATCGTCTGTTGCTTTAATATCTGCGATTGCATTCTTTATTTGCTCTGCCTGCTCATCCGCAAGGGTGAAGGTCATTTGCTGGAAAGGGGACTTGTCCCCATCTGGCAAAGAGAACTCCTCGTTAAATTCTTCTGCCTTTAAATCGAAGCCACCAATATCAAGTCCCCAATCGGTAATTGAGGCAGCATCCCATTCGTTTGCTAACAAGTCCCAGTCCCATTCACCAAATCCCACGTTGTCTTTGATTATGAACTCCGCTTGTTGCTCCTCCGTTAGGTTATCGGCAATAACAATCGGGACCTCTGTAAGCCCAGCGGCTTTGCACGCCTTTAAGCGCATATTACCACCCAAGACAATCATATTTGCATCCACAACAATAGGACGCAGCTCAAGCATCTGAGGGAACTCCTGAATGGACTTTACAAGCTTCTTAAACTTATCGTCCTTAATAATCCGTGGGTTACTCGAATTCGGAACTACGGTTTCAATGTTTACTTTTTTCATTTCAGTTGTTGCATTTTTTGCAACCGTTCAAAACGGATGTCGTTGAAGTCGTGGATATTGAAGTTTGTGGTCATCTCTTCGTGTAATGTTAAAGCGATGTCACCGGCTTTGTTTGGGTTCTGATGTAGGTACTTGATAGCACTTGCCCAATCCCCTTTATGCTTTACTGCTATGCAATTGTTTTTATTCAGATGTTGCGAGTACGGTGCTACATCACTTACAATTAACGCACAACCGGCAAACCCTGCTTCTACCATTTTAAGATTTGATTTGCAGCGGTTAAACTCACTTGGCAATAACGGAGCCAATGCAACATCAAACATTTGGTAAAGTTGTCCGTATTCCTCTGGGGATTTTGTTTCTAATGCGAATCTTGCTTTAGCGGCTTCGGGGTACCCCCCAAGGTCGGCTACATACGATTCATACGGTGAAAGGTCTATCTTATTTTGCAAAAGGTCTGGAAGGTGGGATATGCCGGCCACGTAACCGAATCGTACTTCATCTGCTTCTTGGCGGGTAATTTGCCATTGCGGGTCTGCGGGGTCTAATCCGTTTGGGAGAATATATACGTTTCTATTTACCTTCTTGATTTTATCTGCTAAATACTTTTGGGTTGTCCATACCTCATCTGCAAAGTACATAGAGTTTACTATCCTTCCTGATAAGTTTACTTTATCGTATGTTGCTTTACTAGGGTGGTCAAGAGCCAGGTGCCACCAATCGTCATTATCTATGATTACTTTTTTGCCTGTTGCTTTACAGATAGCAAAGAAGTTTGCAAAGGATTCCCCGGTGAACGGAAGCGCACGAGAAAAGATAACGTGGGTAACTCCTTCCCAGTCGGCTTCCGGGATGGGTTGCTTGTAGTTGATTATCTGAAAGTCCAAAAGCCCTTTCTCCTTGAGTAGAGTAAAGGGCTTATAGATGCGGTGGTACACCACCCCGGAGTCCGGGTCACCAATACATAATACTTTCATCGTAGGTAGTTGTAGTAACAAAGATAGGCATCGAGGGTCTTGGTATTCCACTTAGCCATTTCTTGAGCGAATAGGCCGTCTGCTTCGTATTCGGTTCCGAATCTTGCTTCTCCAATAGCATCACAACGAACCATAAACGAGGCGGTATCGATTGTACCTACCCGTGGCTCTTTGGTTGGGTGTAATCTTGGGTGGCCATTCTTAAATACTTGTCCCCAGGTGATAACTGGGTAAAACTCGTTTTTAACGGCTTCGTACCAATCTGGGTGAATTATATTGTCATCATCAAGAAAGTAGATGTAATCGCCTCTCTTGGCCTTTAGCGCAAGGATAAACTCCATTCCTACATTCCT